CCGCACAACATGACATTCTGCTATATCCTAAGGGCAAGCTAATGAAATATGATTTTGCTGTTACACCTGCCGTATTAGATGACAATCAGATCGCCAGTCAGGCGGGATGGATAGCGCTCTATCACTATGATGCCAGGACGCGGGAATATTCGAGTGCCGGGATGGAATACCTGCCAGTCGGTGTCGGCCTGCCAGCGCATTCAGTGGCGGATGCGCCAACTGCGCAACCGAAAACCGGTATGGCGCTGGTCAGGGATATGACTAAAAATCAGTGGATTTCGATTGAAGATCATCGCCATCAAACGGTTTATGACATTGAAACAAAAAATGAATCCCGTATTTTCGCGTTAGGACCCATCCCACAAAATAAAACACAGATGATGCCGGGCAGTGAGTTTGACCAATGGGCGGGTACCGAATGGAAAGTTGATCAGCAGGCCTTAACCGCCCGGAATATTGCCGAAGCCAATAAACAGAAAACCCACTTAATGAGTCAGGTATCTGACCGCATCAGCGTCCTACTCGACGCCATCGCCATCGATAATCAGGAGACGGACATTCAGCTATTGGCGGCACTCAAACAGTACCGCGTCGCGCTACTGCGCATTGACCCCAACACCGCGCCAGATATTGACTGGCCGGAGTTGTCGCAATAAGGGTTGATTTTAATGGGGGAAATATTTGTCTTAAAGTGAGGTTGAGGCATTGTTCGGGATGATGCCCGTGGTTACAGTTGGCGGGATATTTGTCAGTGTATTGTCTACTGAATCAGTCGCTTTATTGACGATGATTTTTAATTTTTTGTATCCCAAGGGCTACAGTTATCGTCATAAACTGAATTATTGTGTCTCCGGGGCTACAAAAGATGACTCTCTATAGTTTGAAAATATCGCCCATTGTCTAATCCTGTTAGACAACGGGTCGAAAAACCAAACTAGCATGACTTAATGGTGTCTTTCTTATAACTACACCTGTAACTCATTACTTTAACGGGGAAAATGTTTGTCTTAAAGTAGAGGAAAGTCATTGCTCACAGTGAAGCCTGTGGCTACGGGTTGGGTGAGTGTCGTTTACTGGATAATCAGATTTATCGAAGATGGATTCTTGATTTTTTGTATCCCAAGGGCTACATTTATTGCCATAAACTGGATTTTTGTATCCTTGGGGCTACAAATGACGACTCTCTATGATGTTGCTGATATGCTCAAATCAGTACGCAATGAAGCAAAATTATCACAAGCTGAGTTAGCGAAAAGAGCTGGCGTCTCACGCACTACCTTAGCGCGTATGGAAACACTGGCAAAAGGTGATATGAGTGTCAGCATTCTTGTCAGGTTGTTCGAAGCTGCTGGCTATGACCTTAAAGTAGTTAAGAGTGGACATATCCGAACTCTGGACGACATTCTTGCTGAACAGCGTCAGGACGAAACTTCATGAAGTTAGATGTTCAAATTAGCGGCCAAAATGTTGCCAAGCTATTTCGCGAAAGGGATGAGTACCTTTTGCAATATTTGCCGGGGATACCCGAAAATAATTTTATTAGTCTAACAATGCCTGTTCGCGACTTAGCATGGCGTTGGCCGAGAGATCTTCATCCTTTCTTTCGACAAAACTTACCGGAAGGTTATTTACTGGGAATTATCCGAGAGGAATTCGGTCCTTTATTAGACGGTACAGATCTTTCATTATTGGCAGTCATTGGCGGAACGGGAATAGGGCGCGTTACCGTGACCCCTGAAGGTGTGGCGTCAGGTTTTGAATTAGACCCTTTGCAAATTGAAGATCTTCTTAAAGGCAATAATACTACGGCTCATTTTGCTTCCTTGGTTCGGCGATATGCGCGAGCAGCAGTGTCTGGTGCCGTACCCAAGTTTTTAGCTCCAGAACGCACAAACACTGTCTCATTAGGCAAGCCTACTCTTCGAACGAGTAAGCATATAATTAAAGGTTCTGACGAAAATACTCCTTTTTTGGGATTTAATGAGTTTTATACGATGAAGGTGCTTGAGCGCCTAAATGTAACTCCTGTTGCCGCAAGTACTATGTCGGATGATGGTCGCATATTAGTGGTTGAGCGATTCGACGTAGATACCGATGGGCATCCCATATACGGCCTTGAAGATGCTTGTAGCTTACTGGGGATGCCACCTCATGAGAAGTATGCCACGACAATGGAAAAGGTCCTTAAGGCCACTCGAGCATATATTCCTAAATCGGATATGCACCAGCAAATGGAGGCTCTAGGTTGGTTGATTTTAACCAACTTTGTTGTGCGTAATGCTGACTGTCATGCCAAAAATATTGCACTACTTTATACCTCGGCGACTGACGTTGCTTATACTCCAGCTTATGATCTGGTTACCACTCAAGCCTATCCGCGTTTTAGGCATAATCCTCCCGCACTTTCCATCGAAGGGCGGCAGACATGGGCTGCGGGTAAGTCATTGGAGCGTTTCTTTAATCACCGACTGAGTATTTCTCCTCGCCATTATACTGAAATGGTGGAAACACTTTGCGAATCAGCGGTTGAAGTGGGTCGTGAGATGATCGAAGCGGCTAAAAACGAACCTTTATGGCGTGAAATCACCAAGCAAATGCTCCACGCGTGGAATGAGGGTATGTCTTCACTACGAAGCCCAAAAGCAGCGGTAGAGTTCAGGTCTATGGGGCCACTCATTGAGGCCGCAGGATTTTCTGATGTTCATCCACCAGAAAATGAAAAAGAGAGTTTTGGTCGTTCAGAATTATTGGCCCGAAGAGCAAAAAGTAAAAAGTAGCGTAATGCTTAAACCGATAGCCCTGATAGGGGCTATCTGTCTCCTTGCCTGCATACATTAATCCAGTTGGGCTGATTTATGATTCCACTAACCTTTAGGTTCAATGCCTCTTTCTCGTAACTCTTTACGCAATATCCTTTTTATCCACGTCGCAAGGGAAGCATCACCATCTTTACGGGCTTGTTCTTCTAACTGCGCACGAAATTCTGCTAGAAGACGCATCTGATATTGAGGTGAACGTTTCTCTTCTGGTGTTGACATGGTAATTACCCTAATTTATGATGCCTTCATGGTAACGACCATTGTAATTACGTGGTCACCATAAAACAACAATGCCCCGACAGTGCGCTAACACTGCCGAGGCATCTAACCACAACATTATACGAGGTAATGCTATGGCTGACGCTAATAGTAACATACGTGCATATTCAAAGCTCTACACCTTCCTTAACGCCCGTTCTAACACATTATTGGCCGAAATTTCTCCGTTGCGTCTGATCTCCGTTTTGGCTCCCACTGAATGTGAAGCCCGCGATCTGCTGGCCGGTTTCTCGCTGGTGTTTGTTTCTTGCAAACCACAGGAGAAGCGCCATGTTGCCTGATACCAATAGACTTTATCCCACATTGACTGAGGTGTTCGGTAAGCTGGATATGTCACACCTGAGTGCTGATGACACACTGGAACTGGCAAACAGTAGCGAGGAATGTTACGCCGGACTGCTGCATGGACTGAATTTTATCGGGGATACTTTTGTTACCTTTGCCAACAACGATGTGTTGGATTTCTCCGCTGAAAGTTTGTGCCAGTTGGGCCATTGTCTGGCATCAATCAGTATCCTGTTACCCGCCCTCACTCAATTGCAAACATCTGCCAGCGGCAGGCTCACTAATAACGAGTTGACCAAGCAATAA